TTTTTCCATATGTACAGGATTATCTGACCAGACACTCCATCCCAACATTACGATTGGCACCGAAAGCAAAATCAAAATAAATTCGTCTTTCCAGTCTGATTGTCTAGATTCTAAAAGTTTGCCTTGGTAAGCTTCTTTACCTTCAGCCATACGTGATGCATGCATAAGCTGTGCATCTGACATAGCCATTTTCGTTCTCTGTTTATTAGCGTAAATTTTACTACCAGCAGAAACGGCTAATTTAATTGCCGATAACCACATGTTAGTACCAAGTAGCTTTTTTACTTTTGGAAGCTAACATTCTTTTAGTTCCTCTAACTTCAACGTTATCACCTTGAGCAATATAACTTCTTCCTCTAATACTTGTCTCAGATCTAGGATCTAGGTGCAAGTTTTGAGAAGGTGTTTCTATATCTACTCCGCCGCTAGCGTAACCGTCTTTGTTAACTCCAACTGGTTTTGTTATTTTTGGGTCCTTCATAATTTTCTCCTAAGTTTTAATATACTATCTTCGAGGTCCTTTCAAGACATTTACGTCACTGGCCTTGATAGCATCTGAGGTTAATTTGACTTCTGCAGACATTTCCGACTTAGCCATAGATGTTTCTGCTCTTAGATTAGCTAAATCTTCATTCTGTTGTAGTTTTGCTTCGTCCAACTGTTGACCTTGTAAGAATTTAGTTTTGTCTAAATTAAGTCTAGACTCATCTTCTTTTACCTTACGTTCAGCGTCCATTGCTTTAAGATCAACTTCTCTTTCTTTAAGAGACAATAAAGGATCATGATCAAAATGAGATGTAATCTTCTTCTCTTCATTCATAAACTCTTCAGTCATGTCAGCAATTAAAATAGCTTTTCTTGCTTCTATCTTCTGTGAGATTTGTTGGAACTGCTGTTGAGCTA